AGTTAGTATTCCCCGAATGCCCACCAACCCCGGGCGTAAGGTGTACAGCAACGTGCTTGTCAGTTAGCGCCTTTGCCTTGTCCACCATTGCGTTTACTTCTGCTGAGGTGTACTGCTCGTCACATTCTAGGCAGACAACGTAACCGGACACTAGATCATCGTTGGTTCTAATGTAGTGGTCAATGAAAGCAAGGGTATCGCTTAAAGGCTCCTGACTATCCCCCTGCCTGCCTTCTCCTGTCAACCATGCTACAGGCTTTAATCCTGATGCATTTAACTCCTGTAATCTGGGTCTTTGGTTAGCATAACCATCCACTGTTATACCATGATAACCGCCTGTCTTAGCCCTGACATATACGTCTATGTGGGTATCGCCATTGCCCAGAAGAATGTTCTTATAGTGTTCGCGCTCCTGCTCTGTTCCAAACCCATCACTTAGGTAGAGCAGACTCATTCCAAATCTGTCTGTCCACTTCGTAGTGTCGGTGGCTGTCAGGAAACTGGATCGTACTCCGAATAAGTCAGCTTGGGCTGTAGATACTATAAAAATCGCAGCAAGGGCTACCGCTTTTGCTTTCTTTCCAATGGTCCGGGCAATACCCAACCTAAAACCATCGGCACTACCAGTACTAATATTAATGCCCAACCTCCAAGATTTATAAGTTTACCTATAAGAGTGAAGAAGTTATCAGGAGCCTTGTTTATCACCTGTGTAGTCGGGGTCGTATCCGTCACCTCTATCACCGCATCTGTCACAAAGGCACTCGTCGTGGCCCCCATTACCACTGGTGCAAGCGCACCCCCACTGAGTGCAGATGCCGCAGTAGCACCTATCGCTGTTCCCGTTGCGACTATCGCTGACTTCTTTAGCGTTGAACATCCGGTACAGGCGAGCCAAAGAATAAGGCAAGTAAAAAGAATACCGCGACCACAGCGATTATAATTTGCACCTTTCCGTCCAAACTTTTCCATTTCTCTACCACTTTCTTCCACATACAGCCTCCGTTGATTATTTAATCAGAGAGAACACAATCTCATTGCCTTCCCAGTTAGTTTTAAGTTCTACTGTGCGTTTTTCGCAAGCGTATCTAGTATTGCCTTCCGCACTATCCTTCCAACCATTGCGCTTTAGTGTACGCTTAACCTGCAAGCAACCACTCATTCCCATTCGCTCCCATCCATCATCAGTTTCATGATGGCCCATAAACTCAATAATCGCACCATTAAGATACAGCACAAGCACCATCATAGTTACATTCATTAGGGCGCTCCGTTGCTTGCTTTGATTTCAGATGTTTTATCTTTCAACACCTCAACATGACGCTCTAAGTTTTCGATACGTTGCTTGAAGAAATCTAGTGTAAGTGCTTGCTGCTGATCGTATGGGGCCTTGCCAGTTTCGATTACTTCCTGTAGTTTGGAAAACTCTTTTGCTAAATGCTCCAATAGCATGAACTGTTCCGCGTCTGCCGGGAGCGCTCCAAGGTCGCCTCTAGGCCACTTGATTCTAAAATTTTCATTCTGTTCTACAGACTTCTGCATTAGGATTTGATTTGTTTCAATAACATTCAGCCTTTCCTGAAGGCCGAACCAAGCCCATGTGCCTACAGCAACAGCGGAGGCTAGGCCAATTAGATTTCTAAGAGGAAGGCCAACGCTAGTTTTATCTGATACATTAATATCGCTCATCTACTTAATAGACGCTGCTCTAACGTGTCTATCCTGTCGAGGATTCTATCTATATGAGTGTCGAGTTCAGCACGGCTAACATTTACTGTAGCGAGGTCTGTTACCCTAGCGTGTAACCTATCTATCTGTGCAAATATTCTTTTAACTAACCATCCACCAAGGAGAAGGACAATGCCAGTAAGGGCATCCACCATGGCAGACGGCTCCATCAGGTTCCAACCTTTGGTTCTGGGAACTCTGGGTTAGCATTTAGACTGAAGGCTAATCCTGCCTCTGCCTTACCTGACCAGACCATGCAGGCCTCAGAACTTTCCTTGTGTTGTTTCGCTATAACGATGGTTGATGAGGTATTATGTTGGTTTACAAAGATGATAAAGGAATCGGTTTCGTTTAGTTGGCCCATAACTATTGGAGCCTCGCCAAACTTTTCACCTAGTATGTCCGACATCCTTTCTATACTTGGTACGCAGAATATCTGCATCTGCACAAAGCGTGGGATAACATCAGTAGGTGGCTCCTCTGCTATTACGGGAGAACATAAAAAGGCTAATGCTAACAATAGTTTTTTCATTATTCTTCGCTCACGTATCCTGTGGTTACATAGTAATTTTGAAAATAAGGCATCACCCCGTATGGAAAAGTTCTAGGGTCTTTCTCATAGAACGCCCTTCCATTGGTCATTCTATAGGCTACTCTTCTAGTAGAATTCTTTTTTCTACCTCCGATGGTGAATTTTCTAGCCATGGATAACCCCTATCTGAAACCCGCGACGTTAAGAATATTTCTTCTTTTTGCCGTGAGCTATTCTCTTTGTAACCTTTCCCATCTTTGCTTTATGCTGAGCAGCGGACAACTTACCAGCCCTCTTAAGAGCATTAAGCTGTTTCTTCTTAGCGACACCCCACTTAGAAGCCTGCGCTCTAGAAGTAAACTTACCTTTCAAACTATCTTTTACTTTAATAACTGGAGTCTTTCCCTTGGTTTTAGCCGCCGCAACCTTTCTTCCTGTCTTAGCTGCAGCGCGAGCCATCTTACTAACATGCCCCTTCTTCACCATTGCATCCTTGTGCTTTTTTCTATATGCTCTCTTAGCCTTTCTAGTATCATATACCTTTTGTGATATTTCTCCAGCAGCTAATTGCTTATCCAAGTCTTTTGGAGTACCCTTTTTTATTTTAACATCGCTTACTTTCTTGCCTTTTGTTTGTGCTACATGTGCCTTTTTATAGAACTTGCTTTTTATTCTTTTGCGAAGACCTTCTCTTACTTTTGCCTTCTGAGCTTTATTTAAGCCTGTGGTAGTTGCCATTTTTAATCTCCTTTATAGTGCTTTTGTTACCACGATATTTCCTTCGCGGCTTGTTTGTAGCCCATTTGCCAGTAAAATTTTCTTCATTAATAGGCGGCCTCTGCTTCAGGTTCAAGAACCCTGTAACTCCTACTTATCGGTGGAGTTGGGTCCATGTCGTAAATTCTAGATAATGCATCTAAAAAATCTGGGTGTATAGTTGGAAAAAGATTATATTCATTATCTTTTACCCACTTCACTAGATCGTACAACTTACCACTCTCATCTTTTCGCATTATCTTACTGGACAAAAGAAAGTCTTGCTTTCTTTCCTTAGCATCCATCTGAAGCGAAGTAAGTCTGTTTTTATCTGTCGGATAAGGCCAGAAGAAAGAACCATCCTTCAGGTCCGGTTCTAGTCTTTGTATCCTATCTTTTTTAGATTGGGAACCACCACCTCCTACCCAATTCAATTCGTATATAGGAAAAGAACTTCCATCTATACGCATCATCTCTTTAAAGTGCTCTATATCACTCTGCGCTCCATAGCGCTCATACCCAATCTTAACTTCCCTTATACCTGGCGCTCTCTTCCATTTTGTTCTAAGCCTCTTTAAAAGGTCCCATCTTTCAGAAAGGCTCATTCTATGACAAACGCCGTCTAACAAATACTTATTGTAGTTTGCGTCTACGCCAACAACAGCCATAGCTGTTCTATTAGATTCTTTTTTCTTGGAGCTTGCGGGATCGACCATTAAATACGCATTCATTGTATAAGGCCTTATTTCCCACTCCATCCACCACTCATCATGAAAAGCTACATCACTACCAGCTATCGGATTTAATAACTGTTGACACGCTACTGTATAAGTAGACGTTGTCTTCTTTATCTCTTCCCATCTTTCCTCAGTAAGAAAGACAGGCACTCCATCCATTTGTCCATTATGTGTTGCAGTGTGGATTCTAGGCTTTACCGCTGCTCTTTGGAGTATTGTACCATAAGTATCTCCATAAGAATATCTTGTTCCTGCATACTGATACCTTGGATTATGAGTAGACCCCAAGTTAAGGGACAGTTCCCACTGAGTTGTAGTTTTACTTATTTGTTCTGGAGTAGATACTGATTCCTGAACAACTACGTCGTCATAAATGATAAGATCAAAATGTCGTCCAGTAGGCTGACCATCCACAAGTCCGTGGGCCTCAACAGTTTGTTCCTTCGGGTTAGCAGATCGCCTAACACATATACCTTCGTTCTCAGCCCATTTGGGAGCCTGTTGTCTAGGCTTTTCCCAGAGTATATCTGGGTATAGACTGCAAAGTTTTTCATTAGATTCTAGTTCCTGCATTACCTGACGCAAGAACGGTTTAGCTTGTCTTGCTGAAAACGACAACAATCCAATAGTTATATTTGGATTGCATAAGACTTCTTGTATAGTTCCAAGAAATGTTATGATAGAACTTTTGTAATGAAACCGAGCCCATAGGTCCAGCCTTCTATCCCTATCACTTTCTACTTCTCTACATCTGTCATATATCCAAGGATGTAACATATCGTGACGATTACAAAGAAACACACCAAGATAATACCTGTCAAGCTGACCCAGAGTCCTGATAAAAGAATCATCAATATTAGGATCGTCATGGCAGTCAGCATACGCAGCAACAACTTTATAAAACTGCTCATTCTGAGCCCACTCTGCAAATTGGACAGCAGCCTCAGAATTTTTTCCTTCAACGAAATATCCTTTAGAAATTGTAGGGAGCATTACTAGCCCCCTTTATATCCAGCCGCGTAAGCAGCTTTTGCTTGCTGCTCAGCCTTTTTGCGGGAAGCATAACACTTTCCCTTGTTTCCCCACTTCCATCCTTTCTTACCGCTTGATAACTTACACCTCTTTATCGGCATCTTTCTTTACATCAGGACCCATAAGTTCTTCAGAGAATTCCCCCTCTTTAGTAATTACCTTAAGTAAAATAGAACCATCTTCCTGCTTTTCTGGTTTATATGTAGTAGGAACCATTTTATATACTGTAAATTCAACTCCTTCCTCTCGCATACATGCCTTTCTCGTGTAATTTTCTAAACGATCAAACATATTATCTACCATCATAAGAGGGCTTCTATGCCCCGTCATTCCCATCATACGCTCAAACATCCTGTCCATCGCTCTAACTTGACTACCTATCATTGATACACCCATTTTATTGCTCCTGTAGTTTACACCAAAATTAAATTTCTGCTTCGCCTGTTAAAAGTTTCTGTAGTTCTTGAGGATTTTCTATCAAATATTTTATGTAATTGGGGTCTAATCCTTCAGCCCAGGGGTATTGCCTTATAAAATTACTAATCGAATCCTCTTCTTGATCTTCACCGCCGCCCCCTTGTAGATGGTCGCCAGAGGCTATAGCAGCTGCTACTTGTGCTAGCATAGCCTGGCCGGTTGTTTTATCATACATGCCTTTGGCTATAAGGCTATTCTCAACAGCCTTTAGCGCACTAAGTCCAGGCACTACTGCACTTGCAAGAAGCCCAACAAATTTGCCAAACTTAGAAGGGCCATGAACAACAGCATACGCTTTCATCGTTTGGTCCATACTGGCATATGCATTAGCAAGTTGAGCATTAGGAATCCCGAAAGTTTTTCCCTGCGGGTTTCCCCTTAAAGCGGCTAATGTTTCCATATAGCCTTTAGCCAAATCCGCGTACGCCTGAGTATGGTACTTAGCATCTTTGGCTACCTCTTCTGCAACCTTTGCGCCT